TAGTGTTTACTAACCAACTTCGTCAAAAGATGAACGCAATGGCATTTAGTGACCCTTGGACAACATCGGGCGGTAAAGCATTAGCATTCCATGCTTCTGTTCGCTTCCGTTTGAAATCTATGGGGCAACTTAAAGTCGGTGATAAGATTGTTGGTATCAAAGTGAGAGCACAGGTTATCAAAAATCGTTTAGGACCACCATTGAGGCATGCAGATTTCTCTATTTTCTTCGATAGAGGAATTGATAACTACGGAAGTTGGTTGGGTGTAATGAAAGATAATAAGTTAGTAAAGCAAGCAGGTGCGTGGTATGAATATACCGATACCGATACTGGTGAAATTATCAAATTCCAATCAAAAGATTTCGCAGAGATTCTTAAAAACGAAGAGTTAAAAGACCAAATTTATCGTAAGATATGTGAGGTTACAATATTACAATATAAAAGTTCCGCTTCAGAGGAAGTTGATATAACAACGGATGTAGCAAATGAGTCAGATTAATAAGAAGTATCTTGAGATACTAAAACAGATAGATGAAGAACATAAGAGTTTTGGAGATTTACATAGAAATTCTAAAACCCTAGTTATTGATGGTCTTAATACCTTCATTCGTTCTTGGTCAACAGCACCCAATTTATCAGATAATGGTGATCACATCGGTGGCATAGTCGGTACTTTAAAAAGTATCGGCTACGCTATCCGTTTGATTAACCCGACTAGAGTTATTATTACCTTCGATGGTAAGGGTGGTTCAAAAAGCAGACAAAATATATATGCGGGATATAAGGCGGATAGAGCTAAAAACAAAATCCGCCTTAATCGTGCTATCACCGGCGGTGATATGAACCCCGAAGATGAACAGGTATCAATGCGTAGGCAGATGGTAGCATTGGCAGACCTTTTAACACATTTACCTGTAACCATTATGTTATATGATGGAATAGAGGCCGATGATGTTATGGGTTATATTGCTACTCAACTTCGACAAGATGGTGAGAAGGTTGTACTAATGTCATCTGATAAAGATTTCTTACAATTAGTAAATAAAGACGTTAGCGTTTATTCACCAACAAAAAAGAAAATCTATAATATAGAGGAAGTATTGGAAGAATTTGGTATTCATCCACATAACTTCATAAATTTCAGAATGATTGATGGTGATAAATCCGATAATATCGAAGGCATCAATGGTTTGGGAATCAAATCAATAATTAAAGCGTTTCCGATTCTAACTGAAGAAACTACACACACAACTGAAAGTATGATGGAGTATGTAAACGGATTGGATAAAAAAATAAAAGCACACGAATTATTTGAAAGTAATTTGGCAATTTGCGAAAGAAATCGTAGATTGATGCAGTTATCCGAACCAGAATTTAGTGGTAATCTTCGTATGAAAATTATGGATAGATACGATGAACCAACACCTAAATTTGATAAGCAAGGATTTCTAAAAGTGGGATTGAAAGCGGGTGTTATTGATTCATTTAAAGATATTAATGATTGGCTACAATCCACATTTGGACACATTTCAAAATTTTAAAAAGTAAACTATGGCAGACAGATTAGCAAAACCATTAGGAGATAGAGTTCTCCTAACAGAATTAGAAGGACAAGCAGAAACAACCGCAGGAGGTATTATCATACCTGATTCGGTAAAACAAGAAGATGTAAAAAGAGCAAAAGTAGAATCAATTGGACCTGGAATTTATACTCAAAATGGTGTATTGATTCCAATGAATGTAAATGTTGGAGATGAGGTTATAATCCCACCGTACCATCAGGGACAAGAAGTAAAAATTGGTGGAAAAAAATATCTCTTAATGAGAGAATCTGAAATTTTAATGATTGTTAAGTAAACAAAAACATGGAGGTAAACTATGAAGTGTCTTAAAAATGAAAAAACAGGAAATATCATCAGAGTTGATGATAAGCAAGCAGAACAAATGTCGGGAAATACTTGGAAGTATGTTTCAAAATCAGAATGGAAACTACAGACACGTAAACCAACTCAAACAGAAGCAGTGAACGATCAAATTACCGATGCAGTAACTATTTCGGAAAAGCAATTGAAAAGAAAAAAATCTAAATAATGGAAGCAGTAGATACATTGGTAAAATATGGTCAATCGTATCAATCTAAAGTAGTTGCTTCATTCCTTACGGATATTAAGTTTTTAGAACAGGTAAACGAAATTACAAAACCTGTATTCTTTGAATCTCAAGCAAATCAATGGATTGTAAAGGAAACACAAACTTACTTTGATGAGTTTCGTGTGACTCCAACCATGGAGGTGTTTAAAATAAAAGTTGGTGAGATAGAAGATAAAGTTCTCAAACAAACGGTTATTGAACAATTAAAGAACGTTTATCAACAAATAGGTTCTGATGATTTAGCATACGTTAAAAAGGAATATCTAACATTTGCAAAAAATCAAAAAGTAAAAGATGCACTTTTAAAATCGGTAGACCTTCTCAAATCCGGTCAATATGATAAGATTATTGATACAATGACCGCAGCATCAAAAGTCGGTGTTGAAAATGATTTGGGTTTGGATTTTGTTGAGGATTTTGAAAACATATTGGATGATGTAAAAAGGGATTCCGTATCAACGGGGTGGGATGTCATAGATGAATTAATGGATGGAGGTTTAGGACCCGGCGAATTGGGGGTAGTTATGGCACCATCTGGTATTGGTAAAAGTTGGTTCTTATCAAAAATAGCATGTGCTGCATTGCAAAGGGGTATCAATGTTCTTCATTATACTTTGGAATTATCCGAAAGTTATGTAGGACAAAGGTATATTACGATTCTAACTAATATTGCTACGGCAGACCAAAAGTTACGAAAAGATGATATTATTCGTAAGGTAAAGCAAACTCCCGGTAGAGTAAAAATAAAATACTATCCACCACAATTTGCATCTGCAAAAACTCTATCAGCACATATCGATAAAGTTAGAACAAGTGGATTTAATCCACAATTAATCATCATTGATTATGCTGACCTTCTTAAGTCGGCGAATAGAGGTAATGATGGTTTGTATGCAGAGTTAGGTGGAATATATGAAGAATTGAGAGGATTGAGTGGTGAATCGGGTATCCCAATTTGGACAGCAACACAAACGAATAGAGCAGCAATTGATCACGAAGTAATTCAGGCGGATTCGGTTGGCGATTCATATAAGAAAGTTCAGACAGCAGATTTCATTATGAGTGTGAGCAGAAAGACCAAAGATAAATTATCTAACACAGGTAGAATCCACATTGTAAAGAATCGTTTCGGACCAGATGGTATGACATTCCCTGCAAAGATTGATACGTTCCACGGAGTTATGGATGTGTTTGCAGCAACATCGGTAGATGGTATGATTGCTACTAAAGAGAGTAAGAATGGTGAGGGATTAGAAAAGAAGTTACTACATAAAAAGTATGTTGAAAATATGGGATAATGAGTGAGGTAACATCTTACATAGTACAGGAAACATCATTTAATCATTCGGTTAGAAAGTTTCTTAAAAAGTGGCATTATTCGGATTATGTAAATATTCAGGCAAAGCATACATTTTGTCTTTTTAAAGATGGAAAGTTTGGTTTACCTGAAATGATAGGAGTTTGTATTTACACTCGACCGGCCGGCCCATCCGCTGCACAATCTTATTATCCATCTAATCCTGATAAAGTTTTAGAATTAAGAAGATTATGTTTAATAGATGAAACACCTAAAAATGCAGAATCATATTTCGTTAGTAAAACTATTAAATGGTTAAAAAAGAATACTGATTGGGAGTATGTAATTTCATACGCAGATGAGGAACAAGGTCACACAGGTGTAATTTATAAAGCTTGTAATTTTAATTATTTAGGAAAAACAAAAGCCGGAAAAACATTAGAAGTAGATGGTGAACGATTTCATATTAGAACACTAACAATGATAGATAGACCATATGGTGTTGAAATAAATAAACGTTGGAAGGAAAAAGATGATGGAATCAAAGTTATAGAAACTTTACCAAAACACATATACACATATAATTTGGTGAAACATAAGTATATAAAATTTGAAAAAAAAAATTACGAAAAACCCTAAAATTTACTAAAGAAAATGGGAGTATTGTCCTTGACACCTAATATATATCTTTACATTTTCTGGTTTTTCGGAAAAAATATTAATTAACACATTTAAAAAAAATTTTACAAAATGGACATTTCGCAGAGGATTTTATCGGATATTACGGTTTATATGAAGTACGCAAAGTATCAGCCGGAATTACAAAGAAGAGAAACATGGGAAGAATTGGTTACCCGTAATATGGAAATGCATATTAAAAAATATCCAAAATTAGAAGAAGAAATTAGAGAAAACTATAAATTTGTATACGATAAAAAGATATTACCTTCGATGCGTTCAATGCAGTTTGCAGGTAAACCAATCGAAATAAGTCCAAATAGAATTTATAATTGTGCATTTGCACCAATTGATGATTACAGAGTATTTGCAGAAATTATGTTTCTTTTATTGGGTGGAACCGGTGTAGGGTATTCTGTTCAAAAACATCATGTAGAAGCGTTACCTGAAATACGCAAACCAAACGCAGATAAGACTCGTAGATTTCTTATTGGTGATTCTATTGAAGGATGGGCCGATGCAATTTCGGTATTGGTAAAAGCATATTTCTTTGGAGGGTCTAAACCAACCTTTGATTTCAGAGATATCAGACCTAAAGGAGCTAGATTGATTACATCTGGTGGTAAAGCACCTGGTCCTCAACCATTGAAAGAGTGTTTGATAAAGTTGGAAGGAATTTTAGAAGCAAAAAATGATGGTGATAAACTTACACCGATTGAAGTTCACGATATGGTTTGTCATATTGCCGATGCAGTATTGGCAGGTGGTATTAGAAGAGCGGCATTGATTTCACTATTTTCTGCAACCGATGAAGAAATGATTAGTTGTAAGAGTGGTGCATGGTGGGAGCAAAATCCACAAAGAGGTAGAGCAAATAATTCTGCAGTTCTAATGAGACATAAAATTGATAAAGCATATTTTATGGACTTGTGGAAAAGAATTGAAGCAAGTGGTGCCGGCGAACCTGGCATCTACTTATCAAATGATAAAGATTGGGGAACTAATCCTTGTTGTGAAATTGCGTTAAGACCTTTCCAATTCTGTAACCTTTGTGAAGTAAATGTATCGGATGTGGTTGATCAGGATGATTTGAACGCTAGAGTAAAAGCAGCATCATTCATCGGAACATTGCAAGCAGGTTATACCGATTTTCACTATCTTCGTCCTATTTGGCAAAGAACAACCGAAAAGGATGCACTCATTGGTGTATCAATGACGGGTATTGGTAGTGGTGCGGTATTGAAACTCAATATGAAAGAAGCAGCAAAGGCAGTTAAAGAAGAAAATGTTAGGGTTGCCGATTTGATTGGAATCAACCATTCAGCAAGAACAACTACGGTTAAACCCGCAGGAACAACATCTTTAACTTTAGGAACATCATCTGGTATCCATGCATGGCATAACGATTACTATATTCGTAGAGTAAGAGTTGGTAAGAATGAAAGTATTTACTCACATCTTTTGTTAAATCATCCGGAGTTAGTAGAAGATGAATACTTCAGACCACATGATACCGCAGTAATTGGTATTCCACAAAAAGCACCGGAAAATGCAATATTCCGTACAGAATCACCAATCCAATTATTGGATAGAGTTAAGAGGGTACATGGTGAATGGATTAAGCCAGGACATAGAAGTGGTAATAATACACACAACGTATCTGCTACAATCTCAATCAGAGAACATGAGTGGGATGCAGTTGGTGAGTGGATGTGGGAGAATAAAGATTTTTATAACGGACTTTCGGTATTGCCTTATGATGGTGGAACATATATTCAAGCACCATTCGAAGATTGTACAAAAGAGAAGTACGAAGAACTTATGAAAACACTAACAGATGTTGATTTGAGTAAAGTTATTGAGCTTGATGATACAACGGATTTAAGTGGTGAATTAGCTTGTGCTGGAGGTGCCTGTGAAATTAAATAGAGAAGATAATGAACTATATTATTTGGAAAATGGTAAGGTTGTCTTTACGCCTAAATACCATATTCAGAGAGGACATTGTTGCGGCAGTAATTGTCGGCACTGTCCATATGAACCAAAGTATCTAAAACACAATAAAAATCTAGAAGAAGTATGGGAGAAAATCAATCATCAAAACACAAAGAGTTGACAGATAAAATTAGAGAAGAAAAGCAAAAACCGAAAGGACCTATTAAATTCCAACTTCAATTAAATGAGGAACAGAAATTAGCGAAAGAAAAAATATTAAATAATGCTATTACTATTTTGAGTGGTAAAGCCGGTAGTGGTAAAACACTACTAGCTTGCCAAATAGCATTAGATTTACTATTTAAAAAAGCAATACAAAAAATAATCATTACTAGACCTACCGTCAGTAAAGAGGAAATAGGATTCCTTCCTGGCGATTTAAGAGAAAAGATGGAACCGTGGATGCAACCAATCTACGCAAACTTTTATCAACTTTACAACAAAGAAAAGGTAGATGAAATCCTTGAAAGTGGTGCAATAGAAATTGTACCCGTTGCATTTATGAGAGGAAGAACATTTTTAGATTCATTTGTTATTGTGGATGAAGCACAAAATTGCACCACAGATCAAATGGAAATGATTGTTTCTCGTTTGGGATTGCGAAGTAAAATGGTTATATGTGGGGATACTCAACAGGTAGACTTAAAAACCAGAGGAGAAAGTGGGTTTAAATTTTTAATATCAATAGCAACAAAGGTTAAAGATATGGCATCACAAACTTTATTAACAAATCATAGACACCCAATTGTAGATGCCCTATTGGATGAGTATGAATATTTAAAACAAATGACAAATGGTAACGGTAAAAAAGTTTAGTGCAACGTGGTGTGGACCATGTAGAGCACTTGCACCTGTAATGAATGAAATTAAATCTCAATTTTCAAATGTTAAGTTTGAAGAGTATGATGTAGATAATGAGGTAGATGAAGTAATGAAATATAATGTAACATCAGTACCGACTGTGATAATTGAAAAAGATGGCCAGTTGTTTGAAAGATTTACAGGCCTATCATCAAAAGTTGCATATGTTAATGCAATAAATGAAAGTTTAAAATAATAATGATAGTTATTTGTTGCAAATATACAAATGATATTGGTATTAAAACAGAATTTAAAGTACCAAATAAATTCCCATACGTTGGACCAACATCAACGATAATTGATGTAGTAGATGCTTGTAAAGTACACATGCCAAATGAAAAGATTGTTGTGGTTGATAGTGATTCCGAAGATAAATCATATTACGAACTCATAGATGTATTTGATATAATTGAAGGTAATTCGAATTACGAAGCTGGAGCAATTTGGAAAGCATTTGAAAAGTATCCAGATGAAGATTATTATTTACTACTACAAGATACAACAATACCAACTACCAATTTAATTAAGGAATTAAAAGATAATGATGTTATCGGTTTTTGGTATACAAATGATTGGGAATCTGATATGGAGGGATGTAGAGAATGGGCTATCAAAAATATAAAGATAACGAACATAGAATATATCAGCTATGGTTTTAAATCTATTTTGAATAATATTTTCATAGTTAAAAATAAAGTACTTAAAGAATTAAAAGATAAAAGTTTTAATAAAGTTTTACCGAATGATAAGATTAGTTCGGCATCTATGGAAAGACTATGGGGAATTGTATTTAAACAAATGGGATATAAATTAAAACATTTATTACCACACATATACGATGTATCTAAATACACTTTACATGAGAATCCCTATATTATAAAAAATTTTGGAAAAAAAGAATAAAAATGACATTTGCACAACACTACGAAGCGTATCCGATTGAATTAAAATCGGATAAAGGACATGGACACGACTATATTAATGGATATTATAGTAATGAGTTCACAGATAAAAAACATTTAAATTTAAATATAGTTGAAATAGGTGTCAATAGAGGACAATCTATATTACTATTAGGAGATTGGTTTACAAACTCAAATATAGTTGGCATTGATGATGGAAGAGAATTATATGATGAATGGAAAACTATCACATCACATTTATCAAATGTTAGTTTACTAATGGGTGATGCGTATTCTGATTACATTGTAGAACAATTTGAAGATGATTCAATTGATTATTTGATAGATGATGGCCCACATACTATACAATCTCAAATTGATTGTGTACAAAAGTGGTTTAAAAAAATAAAACCAGGAGGAAAATTAATTATAGAAGATATTCAAAATATTGATGAAGATAAATACAAATTTGATGATTTGGGTATAGAATATGAATTAATAGATTTAAGAAAAAACAATAATAAATACGATGATATATTGTTGATATTTAAAAAATAGATTTGTTAAAGTGAAAAAAGTTACATATATTAGAGTTATGTTAAAGGGAGAAGCACATCCAATGCATAAACTTACTGAAAAGCAAGTTGAAACGATTAGAGAACTATGGAAAGTTGGACATCGTAATGTAAAAGTATTGGCGCAAAATCACAAAGTTTCGCCCGCAAATATTAAAAAAATAGTTACAAATAAAACATGGACACACATGTTGAAATGGCCTTATGAAAGAAGCTAATAAAATTTATTGTGATGTATCCAGAGTTACAATTAGAGAAATAAGTCCATCCGTTGCAAAGGAGATTATAGTTAAAAAACACTATACGCATGCATGGACAGCCTGCAGGTATTCTTTGGGTATATTTTACAGAACAGATGAAGTAAATGCATTGGGTGACAACGAAAAACTCATCGGATGTTTAGTTTATGGATTTCCGGTAGGTGCAAGAGCAGCACTTTCAATTTCAGAACAACTTACAAAAGACAATGTATTAGAACTTACTCGTCTCTATTGTGATGATGGATACGGTGCTAATATTGAATCCTATGCAATTGGACAATCATTCAAATGGTTTAGAGAAAACGATAAAGCAATTAAGGTACTCATTTCCTACGCAGATAACGGACAGGAGCATTTGGGTGGAATATACCAAGCAACTAACTGGATATATCAGGGAATGAACACAGAAATTGCTTTAATGCCTAATTACGGAATATCTCTAACAAAAGACCCTTATGATTGGATTCATAGTAGAACTGTCTATTCAATGTGGGGTAGTGGTAATTTAGAACACCTTCGTAGAGAAATCGGAAAGCAAGGTTACAAAGAATTTTGGAGAAGAGAAGAACCACCAAAGCATAGATACATACAGGTCATTACGGGTGATAAAAAAGAAAAGAAAGAAATATTAAAATCCCTTAAGCACGAAGTTAGAGATTATCCAAAGAATGCAAAGGAATTTAATAAAGAAATAGAACATCATTTAACAATCGCACCTGAAACTGAATTGGCAAGTAAGTTTTGGTAATATGCGAAAAAAATAGTATATTCATAATATGAAATTTTGGGATACCGGCGAAGAGCCAAAAAAAGCAGGATTTGATTTTGAAAAAGAAAAACAAGCTTTGATTGCAAACTTGGATTACCTCTTTTCAATGTCAGTACAAGAACAAACACTCTATAAAAAGTGGTTAGAGTGGAATGAAGATTTGCATGCCAGTTATCAGCAACTTCCGGCATTACATCAACAATACGACAAGATTTGGAAACCGAAGAATATAAACGATAGAGAAGGAACCATTGCAGAAATCCAAGCGATGCAACCTTATGTAGAATTGGTTGAAGAAGGTGATGAAGCAACGAAGTGGACTTATATGAGAAAGTTAATAAGTTCTATGGAGTTTACACCAAACCCAGGCCGTAATGTAAAAGCATTCGTAAAGGATAGAACATCAGGAAAAGTATTGGGAGTTATTTCATTAGGTTCGGATATTACATCGTTAGGTGTGAGGGATGAGTATATTGGTTGGAATAAAGAAGATAAGTTTGAAAAAGGTAAGTTAAACAATACTGCAATCGGAACATCAATCATTGCAACACAACCTTTGGGTTATAATTTTTTGGGTGGTAAATTAGTATCAGCACTAACCACATCACCAACATTTAGAGAACATTGGAAACAAAAGTATGATAATACTCTAATTGCGGTAGGTACAACATCACTATATGGTATTCATTCACAATACAATGCCATTCCACATTTCAAAACATTGGGAGAAAGTAAAGGTAAAATCAGTATCAAACCTGATGATAAATTTTATGACCCGTGGCATCAATGGTTAAAAGAAAATCGTAGTGAGTGGTATAAAGAAAATATAACCGAAGAAAGAGAACGTAATGGTGCTAATATGGGTTACGATAGAAATGGACCTGTTAGTGGTATCAAACAAAAAATATTAACTCAAATATTCAAAGAGTGTGGTATTAAAGCAGATACATATCATCACGGATTTAAAAGAGGTGTTTACTTCGCAATGATGTATGAGAATGGTTGTGAATTTCTTTGTGATAAAATTACTGAAGATAAATTAGTAATGAAAGATAAATTTGTGGAGGGAGATGAATATACAATCCGTTGGTGGAAAAAACAAGCAATAAAAAGATATTCAAAACTACATGAAGAAGGTAGATTGAAAAATGAAACTCTGTTTTACGCAGATGCAATCGGATTGACTTGGGAACAAATGAAAGAAAAATTTTTAGCAGACGTAGGAAGATAAATTATGTATCAAAACATTTATTACGAAAGACAAAAAAACTTAATACATCTTTGGGATGATGAACGGGGATATACAACATTCCCATATCGTAAGTATGCGTATAAGAAAGACCCATACGGACAATATCGTTCTATGAATGGAGATAAGTTAAGTAAGATAGGTAAGTGGGATAAAGATGAATCGGATGAATTATTTGAATCCGATGTTCCTGAAACCACAAGAGTATTGGTAGATATTTACGATAGTGATATCCCATCAGTAGGTCATAGAATAATGACGTTTGATATTGAGGTTGAGATGATATCAGGACTTCCAAATACAAAAGAAGCACAAAACGAAATCACATCAATTGCTGCACATGATAGTGCAACAAAACTATTTGATGTTTTCGTATTAGATAAACAAAGAAAAGTTAAAAAAAATGCTGACAAATTTAGCAAGGATGGTAGAGAGGGGAGTGTTCACATTTTCGATAACGAGAAAAATCTTCTACTTGCATTTCTTAATTATTACGAAGAAGTTGATGCGACTATTTTAACAGGTTGGAACATAGACTTTTTCGATATTCCATATCTCTACAATCGTATCAAAAATGTTTGTGGAGAAGGACATGCAAAGAGGTTATCACGTATTGGACAATGTTTTTATTCACCTTACAGAGACAAGTGGTCATTTGGTGGTGTATCTATTTTGGATTATATCAATTTATACAAACAATATAATTTTGGCTTGGAAAGTAGTTACACCCTAAACCACATCGCAACAAAAGAATTGGGTAGAGGTAAGGTTGAATATGAGGGTAGTTTGGATGATTTATTTGAAACAGATTTAGAAAAGTTCATAGAGTATAACATTGTAGACGTGGACTTGGTGGTAGCGATGGATAATAAATTAAAGTTTATTGAATTGTGTAGAGCAATCTGCCACGCTGGTTATGTTCCATATGAAGATTACATTTATTCTTCAAAATGGTTGGAAGGTGCATGTTTATCTTATCTGAAAGTAAAGGGATTGGTAGCAACTAATAAACCAAAGGATAGGAGAGAAAGAATGCAAGCACTTCGAGATAATGATGAAGAGAAGTTTATCGGTGCATATGTAAAAGAACCCATCGTTGGTAAGTATGATTGGATTTATGATTTGGATTTGACATCTCTATATCCATCAATCATTATGACCCTAAACATCAGTCCCGAAACAAAGATTGGTAAGATTGAAAATTGGGATGCGGAAGCGTGGATTAAGGGTGAAGATAGTGGAACATATCGAATAGTTGGTAAGGATGATACATACGAATATACAAAAGAAGAACTTGCAGAAGTAATTAAAGATAGTAATTTAGGAGTAGCAGCAAACGGAGTTTTGTATAATCAGGATAAGCCAGGTCTAATTGCAGATATTCTTAACACATGGTTTCAAAAGCGTGTTGAGTATCGCAAGTTGGAAAAGAAATATGGTGAGGAAGGAAACACAGAGCAATACGAATTCTATGGTAAAAGACAACACGTTCAGAAAATCCTACTAAACTCAATGTATGGTGTATTAGGACTTCCGGCATTTCGTTTCTATGATGTGGATAATGCGGAAGCAGTAACTCTGACAGGACAGGTGGTGATTAAGAAAACCGCTGAAATGGCAAACATCAAATATTGGAAAGAGTTGGGAACAAAAGAAGATTACAATGTTTATATTGATACCGACTCAATCTATATGATGGCAGAACCTTTAGTAAAACATCGTTATCCAAACTATAAAGAATTTGATGAGAAGAGGATGGCACAAGAGGTTAATACAATTGCAGAAGAAACACAATCATTTCTGAATAAGTTTTACGATATGTTGGCTGAAAGATTTTTCTTCATTCCAAAAGAGAAGCATCGTTTTGAGATTAAGAAAGAGTACATCAGTAAAGCCGGATTTTGGGTAGCAAAGAAACGATATGCACAATGGATGATTTTGAAAAATGGTATTCCGTGTGATAAGTTGGACGTAAAAGGTTTGGATGTAGTAAGAAGTTCATTTCCAAAAGCATTTCAGAAGTTTATGTCTGCAATGTTGAAAGATATTCTAATGGGAAAAGATAACGAATATATTGATGATACGTTACTTACTTTTAAGAAAAGTTTACCAACACTTCCTGTAAATCTAATTGCAAAAGGTGGAGCAATTAAAGAGTTAAGTAAATATGATGATGGTAGTTGGAAATCCGGTGCATCAATTGCAAACTTTGAGAAGGGAACACCTGCACACGTTAAAGCCGGAATTGCATACAATAGATTGCTTAAATTCTTTAACGCACCATACAAACACGAACCAATTAGAGATGGTGATAAAGTTAAATGGGTATATCTTAAAACAAACCCATTAGGACTAGATACTCTTGCATTCAAAGATTATAATGACCCAAAAGAGGTTATGGACTTCATTGAAACATATATTGATAGAGATAAAATATTTGAAGCAGAGTTAGAAAACAAATTAGATGATTTCTATAACGCATTAAAGTGGGAGAAAGCAACAACAGAAACAAAAACAGCTAAAAAGTTTTTTGCTTTCTAATAAAAATTTCGTATATTTAACAAACATAAAACTTAAACAATTACAATTATGAACAAAAACAGTTTATTAAAATTTATTCAAAAGTATTCACTAGGTGGACTTATTGAATCGGTATCATGGAATGCAGAGGGAACAAAGTTATCTGTAAGATTCATTTCAGATGATAAGACTCTATTAGGAGAAGTTGAGTTTAATGCATTCACATCAACACCATTTAACGTAGGTATTTATACTACATCATTATTGAAAAATATGATTGGTGTATTGGATAATGATATCGCATTAAAAGTAGACAAAGTAGGTGATAAAGCAGTTAGTTTGAAATTGAGTTCAGATGATACTGAAACTTCTTACCAATTGGCTGATTTGGGTGTTATTCCACCTGTACCAGATTTGAAAGCATTGCCTGAATTTGGAATTGCAATCGATATGACATCTCAAATGGTAGACCGATTTATCAAAGCAAAGGGTGCATTGAGTGATGTAGATACTTTCACAATCTTTACCGAAGGTGGTGATTTGAAGATGGCAATCGGTTATTCTTCAATTTCGACAAACAGAGTAACATTCACAGCAATCAAAGGATTTGATGGTGAAGTAAAACCAATCTCATTCTCTTCAAAGTATTTAAAAGAGATTCTTACAGCAAATAAAGAAGCAACTAATGCAAAACTAAAAGTATCAGTTGATGGATTATCAAATGTTGAATTCCAAATTGATGATTTTGTGTGTAAGTATTATTTAGTAGAAATTTCAAATTAATAAAATGGCAACAGAACAATTGGATTTATTTCCACAAGAAGAAATGCTTCCACAAGGAAGTGTAGAAATTCCAAAATCAGAAACAATTAAAGACGCGGAATGGTGTTTTCAATTTTTTAATAACGAGCCGGTAGTATTTGGTTGGCAATCGAAAGATTCTGAATCAACATCGCCGTTAGTATTACAGATTCAGCCCGTTGAAGGTGAGTCTTTGACATTCCAACAAAATGGAATGACGTTTAGAATATTTGCAAGAGAAATATCCGAAACTACAAAAATAGAAAGAGAAACACAAAACTAACATAAAATGAATGTAAAGGTAAAAAAATTACATCCGAAAGCAGTAGTACCAACCTATGCAAAAAATGGTGATGCAGGTATGGATTTGGTTATTACAGAAATAATCAATCAAAATAAATTAGATATTACTTATGGATTTGGTATATCTATGGAAATTCCTGAAGGATTTATGGGATTGATATTTCCAAGGTCATCCATCAGAAAATACGATTTGATTTTATCAAATGCGGTGGGAGTAGTTGATAGTGGTTATAGGGGAGAATTACAGGCAACCTTTAAAAAAACAGGCAACCATGTTTATGAAGCCGGTGATAGAGGTGCACAAATTATTATCTTACCATATCCTCAAATCGAATTTGAAGAAGTAGAAGAATTATCTAACACCGAAAGAGGCGCAGGCGGATTCGGTTCAACTGGAAAATAATATGAGTTTTTTCGCAAACGATATAAGTAAAAGAGAACATAGTTTGTGGGTGGAGAAATACCGCCCACAAACACTTGCCGACTATGTAGGAAATGAGCAAGTAAAAGAAACAATCCAACAATATCTGGATACGAATGATATTCCACACCTATTGTTTTATGGTAAAGCAGGCACAGGTAAAACCACACTTGCAAAACTTATTGTAAACACAATTAAGTGTGATAGTATGATTATCAACGCATCGGATGAAAACAATGTGGACACTGTAAGAACAAAGGTTAAGAACTTCGCATCTTCGGTAGGTTTCGCAGGATTCAAAGTGATTATTCTTGATGAGTTTGATTATATGACTCCAAACGCACAAGCAATCCTTCGTAACTTAATGGAAACATTTAGTAAACATTGTCGATTCATTTTGACTTGTAACTATATTGAGAAAATCATTGACCCTATCCAAAGTAGATGTCAATCTTTCGCAATTACTCCACCTACTAAAAAGGATGTGGCATTGCAAGTTAGTAAGATTTTAGATACGGAAAAGATTAAGTATGATATTAAGAATGTTGCAGATATCATCAATTCTTATTATCCTGATATCCGTAGAGTATTAAACACTTGTCAATTACAATCAGCGAAAGGAGAATTGAAAGTAGACCACAAAGTAATGGTTGAATCAAACTTCCAAACCAAATTAATTGACTTGTTGAAATCAAATGATGATAAACGTAATTTGTTTATGAAGATTAGACAAGCAGTAGCAGATAATCATCTAAACGATTATTCAGAAATGTATTCAATGTTATATGATAAAGTAGATGAATACGCTGCAGGAAATACTGCAAACGTAATCCTAACTATTGCAGATGGATTATCCAAAGATGCATTAGTAGTAGATAAAGAAATCGTATTTATGAGTACAATTATTCAAATTTTAAATATTATAAAATAATGGAACAACAGATGGGACCACAATTACCGCCAAATTTTAAATTAACGGATGCAAGAGAGATATTATGTAAATGCGGAAACAATACATATATGCCAGGCGTAAGAGTTAGAAAAGTATCAAGACTTTTGACGGGGGCACCTGAAGATATGGTTATACCGATACAGGTTTTTTTATGTACACAATGTGGAGAAGCTTTAAATGAAATGTTACCAGAAGAACTTCAAAAAAAGACTATTGAATAATGGCCGCTAAAAAAATATTTGACCATATAAACGCAATAACTGCCGAACAAGATCCAAATTACTTTGATAAACTTTCGGAAGAGGATTTGAAATCATGGAGTAACTTTATGATTAATCGATTCCTTTCTATGAAGCCGGAGTGGGTTGAACTTGTTGCAACACTTTTACCTTTGACTCAAACTTTACAACCAAAGGAAATGTATAAACTATACATAAGTGTTATTCCTAAAGGAAAATATTTCTTAAAATATATCAAAGGAAAGGCATCAGATAAATATGAACAATTTTTGGTAGATTTGATAAAAATTGAATTTCAATGTTCAGAGAAAGAAGCATTGGAATATGTTGAAGTATTATACTCGAATAGAGAAGGCAGGGAACATATAAAGTATATTTGTGAAAAGTATGGAACAGATAAAAAACAAATAACTAAATTGAAATTAAAAATTTGATAAATACAAAAAATTTAGTTATATTAGTTATATATGGCAAGAGTATCATTTTCACAATATAGTATGTGGAGCACATGCCCACAGCAATACAAATTAGCTTACATAGATGGTTTATCGGAATCAACTTCCAATATACATTCAGTATTCGGAACAGCAATGCACGAAACATTGCAAGAATATCTGAATATATGTTTGAGAATTTCAAAATCACAGGCAGATAAAACAATAGATTTAAAACTTTTCTTAAAAGAAAGGATGCGCCAATTGTATTTGAAAGAATCAAATAATGGTGAAGTAAACATTTGTACAAAAGAAGAACTTGTTGAGTTTTTAGAAGATGGAAATATCCTATTGGATTGGTTTCAAAAGTCTAAAAACTTTAATAAGTTTTTTTCATTGAAGCATGATGAGTTAGTTGCAATTGAGCAACCTATAAACACAAAGATAGCAGAAAATGTAAATTTTTTGGGGTTCATAGATTTGGTAACAAAAGATACATATAGTAATCGTTATAAGATAATTGATTTCAAAACATCTACAAGAGGATGGAGTGATTATCAAAAAAAGGATCCAGTAAAAAATGCACAAATACTTTTGTATAAAAAGTTCTATTCAGAAATGCTTAACGTATCTGTGGATATGATTGATGTTGAGTTTATCATCTTAAAAAGAAAAGTTCAAATTAGAGAAGATATACCAACACATAGAATAAGTAGACACGTACCCGCAAATGGGAAACCATCAATAAATAAAGCTTGGGCTGGATTTAAAGAGTTTGTGGATACGGTATTTGATTCCAATGGTAGTTATAGAATGGAAATTCAGTATCCGAAAAAGCCATCAAAACTATGCGAATGGTGTGAATTTTTTGGTAAGTATTGTGATGGAAAAATTTAAATAAAAACAATATATATTTTAAAATAAGTTATGGCAAAAAAGAAAATTCTGTTACTTTCAGATGATTTAAGGATGGCTAGTGGTATAGCCAATGTTTCAAAACAATTGGTGTTGGGAACAGTTGATAAGTATGATTGGCTTCAATTAGGTGCAGCGATAAAGCATCCTGAAAATGGGAAAATTTTAGATTTAAGTGAAGATGTTAGAGCTAGAACAGGCGTCGCAGATGCATCGGTGAGAATCATTCCGTTTGATGGATATGGTAATCCTGATATCATTAGGCAATTGATTATGACAGAAAGACCGGATGCTATCCTACACTTTACCGACCCGAGATATTGGATTTGGTTATATGAGATTGAGCATGAAATTCGACAATCAGTACCACTATTCTTTTATCATATTTGGGATGATTTGCCAGACCCAAAATATAACAGAGATTACTATGAAAGTTGTGATTGGTTAGGGTGTATTTCTAAACAAACATACGGAATCGTAAAACGTGTTGGTACTTGGGATAAAGAAAAATATTGGAATAAATTGCAAGATTGGCAAGTTAGTTATGTACCACATGGCATTAATACCGATGATTATGCGCCGGTAGATGTTCCTGATGAATTTAAAAAGACAATATTTGGAGATAAGGAGTACGAATTTGTATTATATTGGTCAAACAGAAATATTAGAAGAAAACAACCAATAGATGTAATGTTGGCATTCGAATCTTTTAGAAAAAGTTTACCAGAGGATAAACAAGATAAAGTTTGTTTATTAATGCACACTACTCCGGTTGAAGAACATGGAACGGATTTACCAAAAACAGCAGAACACTTGATGCCGGATGCAAAGATTATATTCGCATCAAATAGATATACAGAAAAGGAATTAAACTATTTGTATAATATCGCAGATGTTA